TATCAGTAAAAAAAACCTCTTTTATGTGCTATAATTGGTACATAAAGGAGGATTTTTAATAAATTATCAAAGTTTTAAAAAAGCCGTATTAGGCAAAGCATTCGACATTGACGGATACTATGGTGCTCAATGTTGGGACGGATTCGCAAAGTACATGATTGACTTAGGATATCAAGCTATCCATTGCACGACAAGTAGTTTTGTTAAGGACATTTGGAACAATCGAAAAACAAATGGTATCTTAAACTATTGCAATGAGGTATCAATCATGCAACCTGGAGATATCGCCGTTTTTAAAGAAGTAGCAGGAGTTACGCCATACAGTCATATCGCAATCTTTGATTCTGATATTGACGGAAAGCAAGGATGGTTCTTGGGCCAAAACCAAGGTGGAAAAGGTGGAGCATTCAATTTAATTAAATTACCTTATTATGCAACCTTTGATACTGCGTTTAGACCTAAATGTTTTTCGAATACAGGAGCAGTTAAACCAAGTATTCCACAACCTGTAGAAAAGATTGACCAAATTTTACATCCAGGAAGCTATGTAACATCCGTACAAATGAAGATTGGCAATCAAGGATTGAAACAAATCAATAGCGATTTATGCGCATACCTTGCACCATTAGGTGGTTGGTTTCCAATTCGTTTAGTCGACAAAGTTCGTTATTCTGATGGATATAATGATAACGTATTGCATACAACAAATGCCGTTGTCTATGTTACAAGAATCCGCGTTGATGAAGTCAACGTGCAAAAGAACGTTGCGAAAATCGGTGGAATTTGGGTAAATTGTGACCCATTAATTGAAGTAGCATAAATTACATATAAAACCTTCAACTATTTTTTGTATATTTTAGCCTATGAACTTAATCATAGGCTATTTTTTTGTGCTATAATTAATGATGGAAAAAGCCAAGTTAGTCAAATGGCTTTCAAAGAAAAAAAACACATCTATTGACGAATATTTATGTTTATCAGATTTTCTTGCAAAGAACCTAGCTAGAAATAAAAAAAGCAGATATTTAAATCGTAAGACTTGTTTTTTATTCCACTGATTAGAAGCAGACTAGTAGCTTTTGAAAAGTGGTCTTTTTTTTATTTTCCTAAAAAAGTTCTTTACATGTACATACATGTATGTTATACTATATATGTACTTAAGGTACACAGGAGGAAACAAGAAATGAAAAAAGAAGTAAAAGAAATAACATTTAAATGCAACCATGAATTAGTTGAGAAATTTGAAGATGCGTGTGATAAATTACGCATCGAAGAAAACGAAGTATTCAGAAATGCAATGAGAAGAATAATCCAAGAAAGCAAAAGAGAAGAAGCAAGAACAAAAAAAGAATTAGACGAAGTTTTGGCTATTGTAGATAAATTCAAAAGTGGGGAAAACCTTACACTTGAAGAAATTAAAACTCTAGCATACACAGATATAAGTGAGCTAGATACAGAGGAATGGAACTCTGTAGACGATACTCTTTCTTATATTTTGAAAGAGTATGGTGAGGAATGGTCAGAATACGATGCGAATTATCCAAATAATACATATAGATATGGATACGTATTAGAAGGACATACCTTTATAACTAGCTATACAGGTATAGCCGACCGTTATTGGATAGAAGAAACAGGAATGTTATGTGAATAAGGGAGGAACAAGAAATGAAAATTAATAATATTGAGGTAGTTGGAAATAAATTTGCATATGATGGATGTCATAAAATATACATCATTGAAGACGAACAAGATGAGCAGAAAGCTATTGATTGTGGATATAAAATCATGAATATCTCTGATTTGATTGATACATATCGATATAGTTGCGAGCTTAGATTTGTACGAAATTGGAAGCTTGATAAACTATATGTTGGGCAGTATGAATATGCAACTTTTGAAGATAATGGGAAAACATTTGAATTTACAAATGAATTTGATGATGATGAAGAATGGTATTAGGAGGAATGTTAATGGCTTCAGAAGCAAAATTAAAAGCTAACGAAAAATACATCAAAGCTAATACAAAGACGATTTGTGTTCGCTTGAACTACAATACAGATAAAGACATCATGAATAAATTAGATGAAGTCGATTCTAAAATGGGGTACATAAAAGAATTAATCCGAAAAGATTTACAGACTATAAAAAAATAGTCTGTTTTCTTTAAAAGTTCTTTACATGTACATACATGTATGTTAATATATATATGTACTTAATAAAGTACACAGGAGGATACAAGAAATGACATTAAAAGAATTAAAAGAGTTAGTTAAGAAAACAGAAGAATTAGAAGGTTACAGAAAAAACGCAGATTTATTATTTGAATACACTTGGATTTGTGTACAACTTGAGAAAGGAATTGAAGATGATAATTACGCAAGAGATTTAAGAGAAGAAAAATTTAAATTACGTTATGAAATCCTAAAAAGAATGGGAGGTAACGAGTAATGAAAAAATTGAGATGTAAAAAGCAGTATGGTACATGGTACTATACAAAAGATATTCCGAGCGTTTACAATGGCTTAGATGCACCGGTTTACAACTTATTTGATGAAGATAAAAATCCTGTTATGTCATTTGGATGTTATGATGAAATGAAGTTCTATGTAGAGACAGGTCATACATATTAGAAAAAGCGTGCAAAGGATGTACGCTTTTTTATTGGCATATTTTTTGGCATATTTTATAACGAAAAATATATTACAAACCATTACGAATTATTACTAAATATTACAGAAAAAATATTTAGATTATGTATATGTAATTATGGTATAATAGTTCCGTTTATGGTGGAGGATATGTGATGGAAGCAATCGAAGTTTCACATTTAACTTTTTCCTATGACGGGAAAAATGATATATTAAAAGATGTTTCTTTTTCAATCCCAAAAGGAAGCTATACAACGATTATTGGACATAATGGTTCTGGTAAGAGTACAATGGCAAAACTAATCATTGGTTTATTGGAAGCGAAAAAGGGTAAAATTCAAATTTTAGGTCAGGAACTAAATGAAGAAAGTGTATATGAATTGAGAAGTCATATTGGAATTGTATTCCAAAATCCAGACAATCAATTTATTGGTTCTACAGTGGCAGATGATATTGCCTTTGGTTTAGAAAACCATTGTGTAGAACAAGAAAAGATGCAGGGGATTATTGAAGATGTTGCAGGTCGTGTTGGAATGACGGATTTTTTAAGTGCAGAGCCGACTAAATTATCTGGTGGACAAAAACAGCGTGTAGCGATTGCGGGTATCTTAGCTATTGAACCAGATATTATTATTTTTGATGAATCGACAAGTATGTTGGATCCTCAAGGTAAGGCAAGTATTAATGCGCAGATTCGCAAGTTACATGAGGAAAAAAATATCACTATTTTATCAATTACACATGATATGGAAGAGGTTGCTCAATCTGAAAATGTCATAGTATTAGAAAATGGTGAGATTGCGATGCAGGGAACACCAATGGATATTTTTAAACAGGAAGATAAGCTAGCTAAAATGCAGTTGGATATTCCTTTTGGTTTAAAGATTTCTAAAGAATTAAAGAAGCGTGGGATTTTTAAGGAAAATGTATGTCGTTTAGATGAGGTGGTAGAAAAATTATGTCGATTGAAATAAAGAAGTTAGAGCACACATATAATGAAAATACCCCTTTTTCGCATGCTGCATTAAAAGGTATTGATCTTTCAATTCCAGAAGGAAAAGTTACAGCTATTATTGGGCAGACGGGTTCTGGCAAATCAACTTTGGTTCAACATTTAAATGGTTTGTTGATTCCAACAGCGGGTACTTTGGATATTTGTGGCTTTCATATTCAGCCTTTGTTGAAAATCAAAGATGTGAAGCAATTGAGAAAAGAAGTTGGACTTGTATTCCAGTTTCCTGAATATCAATTGTTTGAAGAAACGATTGGTAAGGATATTGCGTTTGGACCAAAAAACTTTGGAACAAGTGAAGAAGATGCTTCCCAACTAGTAAAGAAAATCTTGCCTGTTGTAGGTTTGGATGAAAGTTATTTGGATCGTTCTCCTTTTGATTTGAGTGGAGGACAAAAGCGTCGTGTTGCAATTGCCGGTATTTTAGTATTGAATCCCAAAGTTTTAGTTTTAGATGAGCCAACTGCAGGTCTTGATCCTCAAGGTGCTCAAGAAATGATGACTTTATTTATGAACTTAAATAAAAAGGAAGGAAAAACCGTTCTTTTAGTAACTCACGATATGGAGCATGTCATGAATTATTGTGATCATGTAATTGTGTTAAGTCATGGTGAAGTAACGCAGGAAGCGAATGTGAAGGAATTTTTTAAGCATCCTGAATATCTACAAGAGATTGGTATCAATCCACCTAGTATAGTGCGTTTAAAGATGCAATTAGAAGAAAATGGATTTGACATGGATCCAGATATTATGGATATGAATTCCACAAAAAAGATACGATGCAGGATGCGGGCTTCAAGAGATTTGTTGAAAAATCATATAATGGAAATGTATG